ACAGACGATGAAATTGGCGTCCGGTTTGCTAGGCGGAGGGGCTAAAAGTTTTGGGTTGCTGGGATCTGCGGCAAGTTCTGCTGCTGGATCAGGTGGAATCGGTGCGGCTTTATCAACTGGTGCGCTCTTGAATCCATGGGTTTTGGGAATGACTGGAACTTTAGCTATAGGTTACGGTGCTTGGAAACTTTTTGGCGAAGAGGCTTGGAATTCGGCTCAGAGAGTCCAAGAATGGGGGACCTCTGTTTCGGAAGAGACAGGAAAAACACTTGAAGATGTTCGGGGATTCTCGCAAGACAGCGCAACTTTTCTAGATAATTTTGACAAAGGTGTAGACACTAGTGCAAAAAATGTAGAAGAAAAATTTGGTTCCATGCAAAAGACTATTTCTGATACCGTCGATGAAATCAACAAAAAGAATCAAGAAATAATTGATCAGTTGCCAGAAGAACAGCAAGAAGAAGCGAAGAAAAATGCTGATAAAATAAACAAACTGAATGAACAAGTAGAGCAAGCAACTCAGTCAATGTCAGACCGAGTTGTTGCTATTTATCAAAAGCACAATGGCGAAGTAAGTCAATTCACAGATGAAGAAAAAGAAATTGTCTTATCTGCAAGAGAATCGATGATCCAAGCAGAAGTCAATTTGTTGAATTTATCCGGGGATAAGAAAAAAGCAGTCATGGTGGCGATGAGTGCTGATATCAATCAAATGAACTTGAAGCAATCTGGAGAGTACGCCCAGTATTTAACTGAAGCTGTTCAGAAGAGTAACGAGTCATATAAAAATCAAATTGCTCAACAAAAAGAAGCGTTAGAAGCAGGTCTGATATCACAAAGCGATTATGCTGCTAAAGTTGCAGAAATACAAACCAATCATGATGTTTCTACCCAAGCGTTCGCCGACAAGCTTTATCAATACTACACAAAGATGGGCACAGATGTCGGAACAATGCGTCTTGCTTTTGAAGATTTAGGCTTAAGCTATGATGAAGTTGCCGCCAGAGCAAATCAATCCGCAGAAAAAACAGCTGAAAGCAATTCTATTTTAGCAAAATCAACTGAAGACATGTCTCAAGAAATGATTGTAGCTAATGAGCAGTGGAATGCTATGGTTTTTGATCCAAAGACCGGTGAAGTAAAAACCAATGCTAAAGAAGAAATAGCGGCTGCAGCTGCTAGCGAAGAAGGATGGCAAAACCTTGAATTCACACTAAAGAATGCGAATTTGAACAGTAATGCCAGAGACACAGTCGCAGTTGCTATTGGAGAAGCTGGCAACTGGAATGAACTGAGTTTCGATCAAAAATTCTTAATTGCAAACGGCGATCAAGCAAGGATTGAATTTTATGATTCAATTAATGCTGCTGGAAAATGGAACGACTATGAAGCGGTAGTCAAAGAAATCGGTGCCGATAATATGAGCGCTATTCAGGCTATTTTAGAATCGGATGAAACGCTTAAAGCTTGGAATGAACTTGATCCGGAGTTGAAGGATATCATCGTCAATGACAAAGCCAGTGAAAAAATTATACCTGGAACAAAACTCTATGAAGATTGGATGAGGTTGCCGGATAGTTTGAAAAATATAAAAGTAAATTCGGACACTTCTGGCGTAACAACAGCCAAGCAAGCAATCGCTAGTATCCCGGATAATACTGTTAAGAATATCTGGATCAAAACACAGGTCAGCGATTCTACTTCGAAAACCTTATACAACAGAGGAGTTTATGGGACAACTGCCGCAACAGGAAATCGAGGTTTACCTAAAGATCAGACAGTCATGGTCAATGACCAAAAAGGCCCATTGTACGAAGAATTGATCACACCTCCTGATGGCACACCATTTATCATTCCGAAACAACGAGACGTAATTTTACCGTTGAAGAAGGGAACGCGTATTGATAAAGCTGTTGATACGAGAAGTATTTTGAATTCTATTCCTCGATTTGCTGGAGGAATTGGAAATCAACTTCCTTACGATGGATATAATGCGTCTTTTATCAAGAAAATATCGACTAAAGGATCAGCTGCAGATGTCGATGTAAGTAATGTTTTACGCACGCTATCGAAATTATTATCGGAAGATAGGGGAATCACAATGATCGCAGATAATCGAGAGATGGCACGAGGTACATTCACTTATGTAGATGATTTTGCAAAAAATTTAACTATACGAAAACAAAGAATGAGAGGAGAGTTCTAATTGTGGGAGGAATTGAAATGAAAGCTAATGGCTTTGATTTTTCGCCATATTTGGTGATTAATAAAATATCAAGACCTACTTATAGCGTAGATAACGTTAGTAGAAGCTCAAACTCTATGAACGGATCAAAAATCGTAAAAACTAAACTTTCGGAAGCTAATTTGATTGTAGAGGTTACTTTAATAAGTGATAAAGAAAACTCATTTATGACCTTAAACGAGATTGAAGAGCTTTTAAAAGATAAGTTGATCGACACTGAAGAAGAAATTGAACTGATTTTTTCTGATAGACCAGATCGTTATTATCTTGCTAAATTGGATGGTGAGAATTCAATTGATGTTATTTCTCAATCGATCGGCACCTTAGTTTTGAATTTTACTGTCCCTGCTGGTTTATCTTATGCATTAAACGAAAATAAAACGCCGATGACAGAAGATATTATTTCAGTGGAGAATCAGGGGACTTATAGAGCGCCTGTGAAGTTTAGTATTGATTTTCCTGCAGATTGCGATTCAATAGGACTTGTTACCGAGGATAGGATTGCCCAGTTTGGTTATACCGTTAGCGAAGATATCGATGAAGATCTATCCAACATTGTTTTGTTCAACGATCCGATGAAATCATCCACGAGCGGTCAATATTCTCGAAACGTAGGGAAACCCCGTTGGCGGAATGATTCTGGTGATAATACTACAAAAATTCAAGGGGATTGGAAGTATGAGTCTGATGCTATTACACCAAGTAGTTATGGACCATCAGGGGCAGAAGATGCTTTTTGGCACGGGCCAACGATTACTAGGTATTTCGAGGCTTTTTCAGATGGAAGCATTGAAGGAAGAATAAATTTCAAGCCTAATGGCAGCACGAAAGATCGGGCAAAAAAACAAGGTTTGACAGAACTTAACTTTGTGGATGCTGACAATCATTTTGTTGCAGGAATTGAATTGAAAGACAATACAGATCAAAAATACCTAGTAGAATACAAATTTTACGTCGGAGAAGCTGTCGTAAAATCAGGAAACCTTCCATCGTCAGTCTTAACAAAGAATGGCGGTTTTTTTGGGATGGCAAAAATAGAAAAAGTCGGAAATCTATTTAAATTCTACTTGGCAAGGTTGGTGGATAAATCTGGAGGAGGTTTTAAGGAATTTTGGGTGACAAAGCACGAATGGACGAACGAAGAGGCAGCAATGTTAATGCCTGTTCGATTTGATTACGGCGCTTATAATTGGAGAAATAAGCAAGCTATGTATCAATCCTTGACAAATATAAAAGTTACTCGTTATGCCACCAGAAATGATAAATTATTACCTAAAACATTTGTTGCAGGTGATCACGTTGATATAGATGAAGACTTCAACGTTTGGGTTAACGGAATACTTGATAATGGCTATTGTGTGAATGGATCTAAGCAAATTTTCGCGGAGAAAGGCGTGACAGAAATATATGTCGCTTATGAAAGCGAAGAACCCCCAATCGTAGAAGCATCTGTGAGGGGGAATTACCTATGATTTATCATATTTTAGATAGAGATTTTGAATCGTTAGCCATGGTTAATACAGAGTCACCTACATCTATTCTATTCTCTGAAAGTAAACATACTTCCGGAATTGTCGAAGGTACTAGGATTCACATTTTAGAAGTAACTATGGATACTCGTCATCCTGATTCTGTTTATGTAAAGGCGGGAACCTATATCACATTCCAAGATGAGAACGGAGAAAATATTTGTTTAACTTTGATGGATATAGCCAATGAAGGAAATTTAGTAGACAAGACTCTTTATTATGAAGACATAGGGATGCAATTGGCCAACAATGCGCCTACTGGTTTTTCAGCTAATTTCACTCAGCCTATCGAATACTATGTCAACAGAGAAATCTATAACACCGGATGGGAATTAGGGGTAAACGAACTTGTCGGCCCTAAATTAAAACTCGATTTCAAAGGATCAGGATCAATTTTGGCAAGTTTACAAAAAATGTGCCAAAGCTTTGACTGTGAAATGTACTTCACTGTACAAATGCAAAACTTGAAAGTTGTAAAAAGAAGAATCAATATTGTTAAAAAAATAGGTGTTGATACAGAAGTAGTCTTTAGAAATGGTGTGAATTTACTTGCTTTTAAAACAAGGGTGAATTTGAACGGATTGAAGACTGCAATTAGAGTAACGGGCCCTACAAATTTCAATAACCTGGTATACAATGACGGCAATTACTTTACCCGACAAGGTGAATCTACTATCTATAATCGTGAAGCTAACGTTTTGTGGGGAGAAGGACATACCAGCGACACTAGGGATAGTGGGTTCTTGTATGGGGAGTATGAATCACAATCTGAAGATCCTCAGCAAATGTTTATAGAAGGATTGGCTGCGCTCAAAAAGATCGATCAGCCGGATATCACATACAGCGTAGAAGCCATTTTTGAAGATCATGAATTTAATATAGGCGACACGGTAAAAATTGTTGATGATTCCATAAACGAACATTTGGAAGTACGTGCAAGAGTTTTGCAAAAAGTTATTGATCAAGGGAATCCAGCTAATAATGCTTTAATTAT